CTAGGAAGTACGACAGGGCTACAATGAACGAAGGGCACCCGGACTTTGAGTGGGAAAACGAAGCATATAAACAATCATAATTATGGGATTAAATTTTAGAGGATCAGCTAATAGGTTTAAATATAAAAACCAAAATAGCTTTCAAGATAAATCAGCGCCTGGCCCAAGAAGAGGGGTTGGCGGAGATCAGCCGGGTAGTTTAGCTAGGGCTGAAAAAAGGTTTGGAAGAATATCTAGTCCAGCTAAAATAAAGAAAAACTTTTACGGAGGTGAAGCTTATTTTCAAGATGGCTATAGTGGCGATCTAGCTAATAGCAAACCTATAACACAGAAATCGAGCTCTCCTCTTAAGATTAATATGGCTTTAGTTGATGGCGCAGCAAACGTAAATAAAAAATTTACTGATATAGGCGCTGCTGTTTCTGATGGATTTAAAGACGCTACTCCAGAACCTGTGGCAGCAGATCTAAAAAATAACGAAACCGACAAAGATCCGGGTGTTAAAGACCCTAACAAAGATAAAGATAAAGATAAAGACAAAGGCACAGGGTTTACTCCGGAAGGAACAGGATCTATGTTTTCAAAATTTCTATAATATAAAACGATAAATATGAATAACAAACCAATTACAGCCCGTATCAAAAGCGGTATGTTCAAAACAAAAGAGCCACTGCTTAATGTAGGACCGGCTGGAGTTGACGGAAACAATAAGACTCGCACTATGCCTTCACCAAGTAAGATGAAGGGGTATGCAATGAAGTCTTCCCCTTTTAAACAAAAAAACACCGAAAGATATGACGACGACGGGAATGTCATAGTAGGTAGCGAGGATACCGTAATGGCTGCAGGAGACATTCTTAAAAAAGAAATAATGAAAAAAGTAAAAGGCGACAAAGTTGAAAAACTTGCGGTGCCAGGAACGCCTGAGTACGATAAGTGGAAGGCGGCAGTAGACGCTGACCCGTCAATAGAAGATCGGTATAAAGATAAAGAGGTAGGTACCGGTGAATTCGAAGAAGTGCAAGGTGACCCTAAGGAGGTTAAAGTAAAAAAAGAAGTTAAGCTTAAGACAAAAGACAAAGGAGACGCGCAGTCAGCTTACAATAGACGTCAAAACATAAGATCTAGCAAAGTTACTGGTAGACAGAAAAAACGTCAAACAATAAAGGAAGGAAGATTAAAAGACAAGCTGGCAGGTATAGACAAAGACAAAAATCCTGGTAAGTACAGAAGAATAAAAGCTAAATTAGATCAGGCTACGGACAGATTAGGAGTAGCTACTAGCGAGGCTAAAAATGTCGCAAATCAATCCAAGCAAAATATAAAAGCAGGCAGCACTAAAGATGTAATGAGCGATGATCGTTATGTTACTCAAGGCGAAAGAACAGAAGATCAACAGAAAAAATCCGGCGAAATAGTAAAAAGCGCTTTTACTCCGAAGGAAGTAAATACCGATATAGGGTTTGAAGCACGCGATGTTAAATCTGGTTTCTTTAAAAAGAAATCGCCTATGAAAATGAATTACTTTAAAAAGTGAAAACTAAAGGATTAGGAGATACAATAGAAAAAATTACAACCGTAACCGGAATTAAAAAAGTGGTTAAAGCTTTGCCTTTTGATTGCGGTTGTGATAAAAGAAAAGAAACGTTAAACAAGATGTTTCCATATAAGTAAAAATTAAATTTAATTAAATGAAAAAAGAAAAAGACTACACAGAGTTTGAAGTCGTTAAAGATAACCAGCTTAGCGAATCTGAATTAAATGAATTGCGAGAAGCTGTAAATCGTGTAAACGAAACACAAATGCAAATAGGTGGGCTTGAAGCACACAAGGCTAAACTTCTAGCCGAAATATTATTATTCACTAAAGAAGTAGAAAGCACTCAAAAAATACTTGCCTCTAAATACGGGGACGTAAGCATCGATCTTAATACTGGTAAATTTACAGAAAATGCAGTTGATAAGAAAGATTAGTATAGGCAAAGATTATAAGAATGACGCAATGCACTATGCCGTAGGGCAAGAAGTATATGGCGGGCATACTATAGATAGTATTATAGAGGAAGACAATAAGTACACTGTATATATATCTAAAGGTGATATTCTTATGCCTTGGAAAGACTTCAACAAGAACATGTCAATATCTGTGGAATATAACATTTCATGGTAAAATGCAAAGTGTATTTAACTACCTTGTAACACCGCAAGGAGGCAGAACGACAGGACAGACCACGATTGAAGGACAAGAATTACTATTAAACACTGAGTTACAAAACCACGAGTATTCAAATAGAATAGGGGTTATACTAAGTTTACCTCTAGCTAAAAAATACCAAGAGCTTCGAGAAGGAGATGAAGTGATATTGCATCATAATGTATTTAGAAGATTTAGAGATGTAAGAGGTGAAGAAAAAAATAGTAAAAGCTATTTAACAGAAGAAACTTATTTGGCACAGCCGGATCAAGTATACGCATACAAAAGAGGTGGCGAATGGAAAGCTTTGGAAGGTTTTTGTTTTGTTGCCCCCATTAAGGAAACTAAAATGTTTTCTATTGAAAAAGAAAAACCACTAATAGGCGTGGTTAAATATTGTACTTGCGGCTTAGAGGTAGATAATATAGTAGGGTTTATACCTACATCAGAATACGAGTTTATTATAGAAGGGCAGAGGTTATACCGAGTACCCACGAATTCAATTACAATCAAATATGGACATAAAGGAAACGAAGAGGAATATAATCCGAGCTGGGCACAGAGCAGTAGAGGAACTGATTAAGGTAGCTAAAGAAGACATCGTGGATTCAGACGATGACATATCAGCAGACAGGCTTAAGAATGCAGCGGCTACAAAAAAGCTGGCTATATTCGATGCTTTCGAAATCCTAAACCGTATTAATGATGAGCAAAGAGCTTTAGATGGTAGGCCAAAAGAGGAAGCTGAAAAAAAAGATTTCAAAGGCTTTGCTGAAAAAAGATCTAAGTAATGTATACGCAGGATCTATACAATATAATAACACCTATTAAGCCAAATACTATATCTAGATTAAATAGAAGTAGAAAATGGGAGTACGGTTATAACAAGGAACACGACGTTGTTGTTATAAGCAGAACAGGTAAGATAGGGGAAATATACAATATACAAGGTTTAAAAATTGCTTTGCCGGCAGTCCCTGCTAAGGTAAGTAAAGAAACCAACAAATGGACACCGGAAGAATATCCTAAAGAGTTAAAAAGCATTAATAGTATATTTGATTGGCGAGATTATCCAGATGAATTTAAAGAAACTTGGGAAAAATATATAGATGAGCAATTTAGAAAAAGAGAGGAAGGTCATTGGTTCAATAATAGAGGTGTGGCTACTTACATTACTGGTACTCACTTTATGTACCTGCAGTGGTCCAAGATTGACGTTGGGCAACCTGACTTTAGAGAATCAAACAGATTATTCTACATATTCTGGGAAGCTTGCAAAGCAGACAAAAGATGTTATGGAATGTCCTACCTCAAAAACAGACGATCTGGATTTTCTTTTATGGCTTCCGGCGAGACTGTTAACCAAGCAACAATATCTTCAGATGCTCGATTTGGAATACTGTCCAAGTCTGGGGGTGATGCAAAGAAAATGTTTACAGACAAAGTTGTACCAATATCGATTAACTATCCATTCTTCTTTAAACCAATCCAGGATGGGATGGACCGCCCCAAGACAGAACTCGCCTACAGAGTTCCCGCGTCAAAGTTTACAAGAAAGAAACTCGACTCTAACGTCGCAACGGAAGACATTGTCGGGCTCGACACCACAATCGACTGGAAAAACACAGGTGACAACGCATACGATGGTGAAAAACTAAAATTATTAGTACACGACGAAAGCGGTAAATGGGAAAGACCAAACAATATACTTAATAACTGGCGAGTAACTAAAACTTGTTTAAGATTAGGTAGTAGAATTATAGGTAAGTGTATGATGGGATCAACATCAAATGCTTTAGATAAAGGAGGGGAAAACTTTAAGAAGTTATACAACAGCTCTGACGTAACAAAAAGAAATGCGAACGGACAAACAAAGTCTGGATTGTATTCTTTGTTTATTCCCATGGAATGGAATTACGAAGGATTTATTGACGAATACGGACAACCAGTATTTAATAGACCACCAGAAGGCACCGTGGGGCCACACGGAGACGTTATAGAAGTCGGAGTCATTGAGCACTGGAATAATGAGGTAGATGGATTAAAAGGCGACCAGGACGCTCTAAACGAGTTTTACAGACAATTCCCTAGAACAGAAGAACACGCTTTTAGAGATGAAACAAAAAATAGTATATTTAATTTAGCAAAAATATACGAACAAATAGATTATAACGAAGACTTAGGCAACAGTAATGTGCTGACAAGAGGAAGCTTTCAGTGGGAACACGGTGTTAAAGATACGAAAGTGGTATTTAATCCAAACCCTCAAGGTAGGTTTTTAATTTCTTGGACACCTAGTTATAATATTCAAAATAGGCAAACTACACGTAATGGTATAAAGTATCCAGGTAACGAACACATGGGAGCTTTTGGCTGTGATAGTTATGATATATCTGGAACAACAGACGGGAGAGGATCTA